CGGCCGCGCAATCCGCAGCCAACGCCGCGGCCAGGCTTCTCCAAATGTTAAACAAAGGCGGCTACGCCACGAAAAGAAAAGAATACATTGCTAAAAGACAAAGGCAATACATTGACGAAAAATTAGCTTTCGTGAACAAAAAAAAAAGGGACATCAAACGATGTGAATGCGACGACCCGACCTGCGACCGAGTAGTAACCCCGGGGAATTGCTGCGTCTTCGACTTTGCGCACAGACCCGGCCCCGACGGCGACGGGGACAAATTGTACAACATCGGCGATCTCGTAAACAACACGATGTCCCCGAAAACAGCCATTCCCCTCATCGAGGCCGAAACGCCGAAATGCAGACTCATGCACTGCCATTGCCACAAAATTCAAGAGACCGACACCGGGCGCGACGCCGTTAAACTTTTAACTTTTAACTTTTAACTTTTAAACGTCTATAATGATAATTTCGGGATATGGATGTATAAATGAAGAGATGGTTTGACCGAATATTGTCTTTTTCTGTGTTTGTTCCTACTTTAAGAATAGTTCCCTAATATTATTTGCAACTAAATAAAAATAATTGATTTGATTAACCAAACCAAAATGCACCAAGATTTCAATACTGTAAATATTGGTCATGGAAAAATTAATAAAATCGTAAATTCAAAAATGGAACATAGAATAGAATCTAGGCTGGGAAACACTAAGAGTATAAAAAAGGATAATATTAACGGACTAGTATCGAAAAGTGTCTTAGAAGCAACTGATGCCCAGAGAAGAGAATATTGCAATGGAAAGGAGATTCTACGAATAAGAACGTCGTTGAAGAAATCTCAGAAAGAGTTTGCAAAAATGTTGAATCAAAAAACTCAAACCCTCAATCAATTAGAACAAGGAAAATTGACAGCTACACCGCAGAACAAAATATTGTGTAACAAGATAAAGAATTTGTACAAAAAACATATCTAAACGCCTACACAAAAGCAGTATGTGGTAAAAAATCAAAAACCTTCAACATAAGCGAGGTTGCAACATTAATATCGCTTTGTTTTGTTAGGTAATCAAAATCTTCGAGTTCAACTTCCACTTCGTAACTGGCATTATCTTTAAGATCGTCTTGGTTAAAAATAGTGGACATGTCGATAACAATTTGAGGATCATGATGAGTAAAAGTTTTAGAAAAATCAAAGGACCAGCCAGATTTTGTTTTGAATTGCTTGATTAATTTGTACCGAACAAAATTAGGGACCTGGTCCTTAATTTCTCCGGTTGTTATCTCCTCCACGCTAGCGTCGATACGTAATGCATTAGGAAGAGAATATTCAAATTTATTAGCACCAGTAATTTCCGCTGGAATGTTTATTTTATTACTATCTTTAAAATTGATTGGAAACGTAAGCGTTTTTAACTTCTTCTTCCGTATACTTATTTTGCGATGAACAGGTTCGGAAAAGACACTAACGCGAACGTTATTTTCAAGAAAGAAATCCCTTCTCGAATGCCAGTCTTTTATATTTTTCCACCCATCGTAGCTTTCGCACATTTCCAAACACGAATTGAAAAAATCTTTTTTAACATTTGAGTTGAATTTGCGGCTGTCCAAAAAGCCCAATCGTGCTTCCAGTTCGATGTTCTTCCTTTTTCTTATAAATGACACAAGTCTTGTGACCTCTTCAATTTTATTTTGAAAAGCAAATTTTTTTTCCATAATTTACAATTTAAATTTAAAGTGTATCAAAACCCAAATCTAAGTAATTTTTCAATTTTTTTCTTTTTCTTGATAAGAAACATATGGTATTGGTAATAATTATTACATTAATATTGCTTCTATGTTTGTTGTTTGTTGTACGAAAAATCAGGACATCCGAGACGGGCGTATCTCTTGTAAAGATTTCAAACAATACAAAGAGAAGGAAAAAATGGAATTTAAAGATTCCTCAAACTATTCATCAAACGCACAAGACAAAGCAGGTTCCTTTAAAAATGTCAGAAGCAATTTACACATGGATAAACATGAACCCAGAATTCGAGCATAAATATTATGATGACGCCGATCTGGAAAATTACATTTATCTTCACGGCGACGACAACGTTACAAGTGCATACAAAAGACTAAAGGAAATGTTTCCAGACAAGGGGGCAATGCGAGCAGATCTCTTTAGGCTTTTGGTCTTGAAAAGAGAAGGTGGTGTTTATGCTGATTGTGATACTAGTCCTAAACGGAGGCTAGTTGATATACTTGACAAAGAAGATCAATACGTTACTGGGATCGGCAGGAGGTCTGATTTTCACCAGTGGTTAATTATTACCGTACCAAACCATCCCTTTATTAAAACAGCTCTAGAAATGGCCACAAGGAATATTTTAGAAAATAAGCCAATACCAGGCGGCGTTTCGATCGAAAGTGGTTTTGCAGGTCCACCACTTCTAGATAAAGCAGTTCAACACGTACTATCAACTGAGAACAAAACGAAGTCACTTCAAGAGGGTACTCATAAAATCGCAGGCGGATCAACATATAGAGTTATAAAAGGAGATTACTTGGGCGGAAACGTCAATTTCAAGTACAGAGGTTATAATGATGATTTAAAAGAAATGGGAATAAAACATTGGACTCAAAAATAATAATTTTTATATTAAATATGAATCCCAAACTTGCGTGGATTCTGGCTATAATATCTGCATTTATATTCTTCTTATTATTAACGTTAGTAATCTATTACCTCGTTTCTTCAAGCGAAGATGACGATGAACCGGTTACGAGCGCCGTATCACAGAAAGACGCGCGCAACCTCGTTGGTCTACCCGATGGTCTACCCGCGCGGATTTTACATCCGAAACACAAAAAAAATCCTACAACGATAAAAAAGAAAAAACCAAAACAATAAATGAATATGAATATAAATATGAATATAAATATGAATATAAATTTTATGCTAGAGCAATTTGATTCTTTTTTTTCCGTCGTCGTCTCTTTTCCGAAGACATTTTAAGGAAAGGTCTTTTTTCAATGGATTCCAAACCACATATTGTTGATTACCTCTTGAATCATGAATGCATTTGTGAATAGGACAGAACTGACCTCCTTCTAGATGATAAAGAAAACATCCCATGTAGTCTGATGCTTGTCTATTCATGTTCATTAGATCAGAAAATCCACGGCTGCGTAGAATAGATGTTATTTGCATCGTAGTCGGTGGAGATGAAATTGTTTCCCCGTTAATTGTGAGTTCGCAAGGAGCACGTGTTTCGGGTTTTATTAGTTTCATTTTTTCATTATACCAAGCAATTATATAGCTTGTAAGGGTCATTTTCGAAATAACTATCCAATCGCATATATCAGATAGTTGAACGGCCCATTCTGTAAATTCGTTCTCTTCCTGATCAATCTTAGTTTGAATAAATCTTAATCTTTCGTCTGCTATTTTTGTAGCATCGTATTTTCTAATTTCTCTTAAATGATGCAACGCAATCGGCATTTTCTTCTGTACAACTTTAATTTTCTTCCCTTCAAATACGAGGTCCATTGGCATGTGTTTTTGTAAACAGTTAAATATATCTGGACCATATTTCATGTGTTTTCCTTGTGGTATCATTCCGTTTTGATCCGGATCTCCGGGTAAATCAACGAATGAAACTGTTGATGAACACAAAACAAATATGAGATATTCTTTAAAGGCACTTTGTACTTCTTCTTTTTTAAAATCTTTTTGAGGCCCAGTCCAATCACGAGGAGTTTGTGGATTTACTATATAAAACAATAGGACCACATGAAGTAAATATAAACATCGTTCTTCTATAACCTCTTTGGATTTCAGAGAAATGACTGCTCTTTCAACTCGTCTGCAAACATCTTTGAATTCCAATTCCATTTGAATTTAAAAGTAAATTAAATTCAAATTATTTTTTGTAAAATGATATGTTACCCTCTTTGCCTTTCAGTATTTGGACCCGTTCGTCACCTTTGAATTTTGAGCAGGTTAATACACTCAATTGTGAATGTGAAAATGAAAATGAAAATGAAAATGGATGGTCGAGACAAGAATCTGAAAAATCTAGAGTTTCTAGGAAATCTTTATCAACGCAGAATAGAAAAGCAATAATAAAAGCGTGGGGCGGTCGTTGTGGTTCTTGTCGATGTGAAATTACAAAGGAACGATATGAGGATCTTTCTGAAAATTATATGTGTGATATTGACCATTTTATCCCACTAAGACATGGGGGTGAAAACGACTACAACAACCTCTGGCCGATTTGTGGGAACTGTCATCGCTATAAATCTACACAAGAATCTAAAATGATATATGGGAAAAGTCGAAATTATTGTGTCCTCTGTAAAAATTGGGGTTCTCATGTTAGCTGTTTAAAAAAAAATAAAGACAAATTCTTTAATTTGAAAATATTTAATATTTATAGAACAGACGACAATTATTTGGAAAATTACGACTATTCATCTCCGATTAAAGCAATATTGAAGACTAATTCTGATTCGGATTCTGAACAAAGTCGTTTTAAGAAATACGAATATTCGGGTAATTGAAATGGTTGGGCGGTAGATTCTACGCGCAGAAATGGTCAAAAATGGCTTTATCTTCGGATCGCTGTTCGTATATTTTGTTCCTTAGTTCATTACTTAATGTAGTTTGATTACTGGTAGCTTTGTGAATCACAGGAACTTGGATTGGTAAAGACTCACATGACAGGTCATCTTTTGCATATTTAGATAACGAATCGGAGAATTTGTCGTCGGTGCAGATAACTTTGATTCGTGGATCATTTAAATCAAGTCCTTCGAAATAATGTTTGTATGGTTTTAACCTTAGATTATTCAACTTTGGATAATCATCCAGCGTAAAGTTCTGGGGTGGCGCTGGTCCATTAGATCCCTCTAATATTACCCTGTCCAAATCTTTTTCATAATCCCTACCGGTTTTGTTCTTTTTCCAATTAAATGCTGAAACCGCCCTATCTGCAGGATCTCTAAGTGTTATCAGAGCTCGGTCATCTTCGGTTTTCAAAAAGTTTCTTAGTTGTTTTCCGTGTTGTCCGTAATAGGTTACATCAACACATGCGTTTTCACTCGGAGTCTTAATTCCCTTTTCAAAGCCAAAATATTCGGCCACTGCGCCACCTGCCGTTTTTTCCGTGTGTACAAAAACAGGTAATTTTGACATTTCTATCTAAAAACATTTTTTTTCTTCTATGTGCAGTTTAAGTCGGCATAATAATAAATTACTTAATAAACAAAAATGACCTGGTTTTGTTATTTGTTATTTTCTGAAAACACACAAAGAACTTACGTTGGGGCTACTGTAGACATAAATCGTCGCTTAAGGCAGCATAACGGGGAACTTCGGGGTGGTGCTAAAAGAACATCTTCGGGGAGACCGTGGGAAGTCGTTGCTTTAGTTAAGGTTGGTGAGAAGATTCCGGCTCTAAAACTTGAATGGAAACTAAAGAGAGCCCGTGGAAAATCAAGAAGACTCGCTCTTTTCACAAAACTGTGTACTGATAATAATTTGCCCGTAAATATTTTTTCCTCCGCCGTCACCACGACCGTCACCACGACCGCCACCACGACCGCCACCACGACCGCCACCACGACGCCCCCGTTCTCTCGTTAGTATCTAGTTGGGATCTAATTTCTTTAGCTCATCAACATATGACACAAATTTCGTTTGTTTTAACAGGTTTTTGGCGCTGGGGCGATTGTCATCCGAATAGTCAAACATGGGAAGAACGATATCAAAAATTCGTTTTGCATCGAAAACACCCAACTCTTGAACGAGAAAATCTAGTAGGTAATCTTTAGATCCATCTTTTTCATGGTTGATCATAAATCCTTTTTTTGTTAACAGAGTGGGGAAATTAATTGAAATATTTTTGGGAAACGGACCCAGGAAGTGCACAAAATTTAAAAGTAGTTTTATTTCATCGTATTCGAGCTCATTCTCAGAATCGGAATCGGATGATCTTGAAAAGCAACAGCTGCTTCCGTCGTCGCATTCTTCTAATTCCGACGCATTCTTAGACTCTTCATCGTGTTCTTCGTTGTTTTTCGTATTCATTTTCAAAAGATTCTGCAACTTCTTGTATACGAAACTGTCGGGAGATGGGATTTCTTCGTGGTAACAAATGCTTGATTCGTCGTCATCGCTATCTTCTTCTTCGTCTTCGTCGTCGAATAAACAAAGCCCGGTTCTCATTTCGATCAGAGTGCACGCAAGTGACCAAATATCACTCTTTATAGTGTATTTTTCCATGAGGACAAATTCTGGCGGAGAATATTCTTTTGTCGTGTGCACTTCGTTATCAACACCACAGGCTTGAAATCCATCAAAATCCGTAATTTTGTAACAGGGTTCCCCATCTTCTACATATACAAGTATGTTGTTCGGTTTTATGTCTCCGTGTGCGATTTCTTTTGTGTGAATATGCTGCAGACCGTTGCAAATTTGTAGAAACGCATCGTGCCCGTGTTCGGCTGGTAATTTCCCATGTTTGTGAATCATGACAGAAAGGTCATACAACGCCAAGGGCATGACAGCAGCGCGGAATTTTTCACGGGCGTCAGTTTTCAAATTTACAATCGCATAAATGTACGCCACGTTTTTGTGTTTTCCCAGATCAGACAATACTTTCGCTTCAGCGTCTGGAATATACCCGTACTCCTCTTCGTTCGTGAAAATCTTAAGCGCGTACTTTTTGTTTTTTTTCAGTCCTTTCGTACGATTAGATTTGTTGACGCATTTGTATACGGACGAAAAAGATCCTGTGTTTATTTCTTTCATCAGTTCAAATCCTCCAATTTCCGAATTTTCTAAAATTTCTGGAAACATTTGTTTGTTTTATGTTTTATGTTTTATGTTAGATTATATTAGTTTATTGCGTTGTTCTGTCGAACGTATCATATTCACTATTCACAAGTAAAAGACTAGAAGGTAAAAAAAAAGTCTAGAAATTTTTGTGTGATTAAAACTAACAGCACACCAAAGCATCAAGGCACGTCGTCGTCACTGTAATTTTACAATGAAGGAACATTCAAAACGAACCTCTAAAACGTTTCTCAAGTCTAAAGAGCCCCTCAAAGAACCCCTATCAAGATGCAAATCGTCTTACCGAGACTTGCAGGATCTTTTGGCTTTGACGCCTTTAAACAAGATGAAGAAGCTCACGATTCCAAGAGCTCCTAGAAAAATGAAAAGGATTTTGTTAACACCGTAAGCGCGGACCGAAAGAGTCACCGTAGTTCTTAAAATTTAAAAATGATACCAAGGAGCGTGGAGTGGCTGGTTGAAGGCGCTTGCGCCAGCAAACATCCATCCCATATTATTCACCTTAGATACGTTCCATTGATTGAGAGGCTGGTTAAAGGCGGTTGCGTAATAAAACATAAATCTCATATCCGTTACGTTGGACACGTTCCAATGATTGAGGGGCTGGTTAAAGGAGCTTGAGTTAGTAGCAAATATACCATTCATATCCGTCACGTTGGACACGTTCCAATCATTGAGGGGCTGGTTGAAGGAGGTTGCGATCCAAAACATACCATTCATATCCGTCACATTGGACACGTTCCATTTGTTACCCGATGTGTTGAGGGGCTGGTTGAAGCCCTTCGAAGAAATCCATTGAAATTAGATTGTATTAAATATGGAAGGATTTATTAGCAAAACAAAATCAAAAATTTATTGGTGTTCATTAGAAAATGGACAAAAGACTTGGAAACTACATGACGTAGATGGTGATTATACTAAAAGAAGCGATAATTACGATCCACAAAAAATGATGGAAAAAAATAAAGTTAACAGAGAATTGCAATTTCTAAGAACGGAAAGCAATCTAGCAAAACGGAAACTTCATTCTGATTACATAAAAACCAACTCTTCACACCTGGACTTGGCGTGTGGTCGCGGGGGAGACTTGTTCAAGATAGAAAAAACCAACCCGAAAATATATATTGGAATTGACAGTTCTCCTGGCGCCATCAAAGAAGCTTTAAATAGAAGTCAACAGATCAAGATGAAACATCGAATGTTTTTACTAGATTTAACTAACGAAAGAGACACGGGCTTTTTGAATGCAAAAATAAAAAAATATCAAGTTTCTAGCATTTCAATGATGTTTGCGTTTCATTACATGCTCGAGTCGCAATCCAAATTTGAAACATTTGTTGATTTTTTAAGTAAAATAAACAAAACAAATCATTGTGTCTTTTATGGAATAACTCCAAATTGGAATTATATACATAAACATGCAAAAAACACGTTGTCCTTCTCACCGTGCGAAGGGTGTACAATAAAGGCCTTAAATTTACCTGAGAAAATTGACAAAGATAATTACGCTGGTTTGAAATACAAATTTTACGCAGAAGGGTCCGTAAGTGAAAACGAAGATGGTTTAACGGAATATTTAGTATTTTGGCCAGCCGTAGAACAGAAATTTATTGATTCTGGCTGGTCCTGTGAATTTGTAAAACCGTTAGACATCTTTAATGGATTGTACGTGCAGTTTATGTTCAAGTTTACGGGTAACAAAATATAAAGTAAGAACAAAATGAAAGTTTTTATTAATTGCGAACCGACAATCCCCCCCCATAATTTTGGTGAGTATGATTTGTTTTTAACAAGCGCGATTGTAAATGGAGCCGAACCTCAATTTTTCCAAGATATTTTATGGCACATGCCAGCTCACGATTGGGTTGAAAAAAAAAAAAGAAACGAACACAAGCCTATAAAAGATAGAGAGATAGATATATTATATAGATCTTCAAAATGTGCAAAGAGACGGGATCGTATAGCGGATGAAATTTCAAAACAAGCAAAGGAAAACGGGTTAAGGTTTGTTTCAGCAGGAAATTGTCAAGCAAGTCATAGTGAGCCTTTGTATTCTTCAACAAAAGATTGGGAAACTTGTGATCTGTGTGAGAATAGTAAAATGATTTTAGCACTAGAACGATTTAAAAGCAAAAATATACCATATTTATCAGAAAAACCAGCCCTTGCTTTTGCCACCGGTGCTATTCCGGTTTATCACGGAACCGGGACGCACCTTCTAGAAGACGTCCAGGGCGTAGATCCATCATCATATTTGAACATAAGCAAATTTTCCAACGAGGAAGCAGCAAAACATGTCATAGAATTAGCTAAAAATACTAAAAAAATGCAACAGATGCAACAGACTCAAACATTTTTGTCTCATACGTCCAGACAGGAAAATATAAACAAAGTAAGACAAATTACGTGCCAAGAAAGTTACATAAAAAAAGACAAAATCACCGTTGACATGGGATATCGTAACATAAACAAATCGGCACTTCCGGTTTTGGAAGAACTACTGTGTATCGATAAAAAAAAGGTAAATTATACGTTTAAAAACCCGAGTTCGGATATATTAATCGAAGGGTTCCACCCGGTCAGATCTAACAAAAGAAAGCCTGATTGGTTGTAAATATTATTCAACCCTATTATTCAACATCGAATTGTCCAAAAAACAAAAAATCTCCTTATACACCGTCTCCAGATTCACCTTCCAATATAAAAACTTCTTTTTTAGTTTTGTTTTTTACTTCTCTTTGGTTTATATTAGTGTAAATATTCTGTCGTTGGATTTTTCTTTTAACCTTACCTTGAAACCAGAAGGAACTGATCACTCGGAGAGAAAGAGACAACAGGAGCGGGTAATGTAGATACATAGTAGATAAAAAACTTCGACAAGAACTTCGACAAAGAATTCTAGATTTTTTGACAAGGACGTGGGCAAACATGTTTACACATCCAGTGGCCAAGGTCTTTTCTACATTCTA